ATAAATATCTGTAGCCATTATTGCTCCTTAGTCGTATAAACCTTGACCAAACCCTTGGAAGTAGTTCAAGTTACTTTGTGTTTGAGGTGTAATTTGTCGTTGTGCTCCACCGTAAGTAGGCGTGTAAGAAATAGTTTGTGGGTTTATGTAATTGTTAATACCCTGCATACCAGCGTTCATCAAACCACTACCCAAACCAGCCATCGCATAAGCACTACCCGGCACTGTAGCCTGTGGCATTGTCATTGCTTGATACGGGAGGTTAGAGCCTTGTAAGCCAGCCAAGTAAGTCTGCTGACGGTTGTAAGCCTCTTGCGCACCTGTAAGGTTAGCTTGTGGGATATACTGAGCAGCTTGTTGTGCAGTTCCAGCAGCGCCAAGCATACTGTTGTACACGTTAGCCATACCAGAGTTATAAAGGTTAGCTTGCGCTTGACCAGCACCCTGAGCCAGACTTCCAATGTTAGCACCTTGAGTCAGAGCATTCAAGCCAAACTCTTCAGGAGCTTGACCAGCACTAAACAAACCAGCAGCATTCTGAAGTTGACTACCGATAATTCCTTGTCTAGCTGCTTCAGATTGAGTACCACCAGTAGCCATTGCTTGTGAAGCAGCCAACTGGTTAGCCAACGCCTGCTGAATCTGATTCTGAGCACCTGAGCTTTGACCAAAGGCAGCACCTGATGCCGATAGTTGATTACCCAGAGCTTGTTGAATCTGGTTCTGAGCAGAAGTGCCTGAGCCAAATAACCCTTGAGTTGTCTGCAACTGTTGGGCAATATCGCCTGTAGCTCTTTGTGAGGCATCAGCAGCTATTTGCTTGTTAACCTGTTCACGAGCCAACTGACGGGCATACTCATCAGGATTAACCATACCACCAGCACCAGCGCCAGCAGCTTCTGTACTAATTCCCAAGCCAATACGACCACGTTGACGGTCTTGTTGACGGGCGGCAATATCTTCAGCACCACGAGAACCAGCCAGAATATCTTGTTGCTGTTGATAGTACTTCTGAGCTTGAGCTTCGGGGTCTAAGTTTAAATTAGCAGCTTGTTCAGCAGCTTTCTGATACATACTCTGCTGGAACTGCTGTTGCTCCGGTGTGCCCTCAAAAGGCAAATTACCAGCTAAACGACCAGCCACCCCTGCCATTTGTTGTTGATATGCCTGTTGTTCAGGAGTTCCTTGGAAGGGCAAACTGCCAGCCAACATACCAGCACCACCATACATAGCTTGCTGATAAGCTTGCTGTTCTGGAGAAGTCCCAAGATTTATGTTTCCAGCCTGCTGTCCAGCTTTTCTGTACAAGTCCTGCTGATAACCAGAAATCTCAGGTGACAAGGCAAAACCAGCCTGTCCTGTTCCTTGGTCAAAGAAAGTAGAACCTGTACCTGTGCGGATTGAGTATGGCTGAAACTTAGCCATCTCCATCGCCTTAGCGGTATCAGAAAGTTGACTTTCACCAATGGTACTTTGAACTTGTCCCATTGCCTGAGCAGCTCTTTGTTGTGCTGTAGCGTAGTCAATGAGACCTGCTTTATAATCAGCAAAAGCTTTGTCTGCAACACCACGTTGTGTCTCTGTGTCTGCTCGAAGCTGTTCTCGTACTCGTTTCTCTTCTTCTAGCCGTGCAGCGTCAGAAGCCTGTTGTGCTCTCGCCGCTGTATCGGCAGCACTCTTTTGAAACATCCCACCGATAACAGCGCCAGCTACTGGTGCTAATAATGCTCCCATTAGTTTCTCCTTATGAACAGAGTATACAAAACTCCGTCAGTTCCTAAAAAATTTGTAAACTTACTAAAACCTAAAAGTGCTGCAAACTTTAAAAGTTTACTATTTGTAGGTTCTGAAAGACAATAAATATCTTTTCTATAGATTGAGCACAATAAATCAAAATCTTTTAGTAATGCTTTTTTAACAGTTTTATTCCATTTAAAAACATCGCAATGAAATACATTCTGACTTTCAAAGTGCTCAAAATAAAAGATATAATCCTTACTTGTTACTACAGGTATCTTCATTCATTACCAAGACTTGAAGTTATCAAGCTGTGCGTTTCCACATTTTAACAACAACGTATGGCTGTAAGTTAGCGTTAGTGCCTGATGAGCCTGCGGAATCAATACTAATGCCAGTTGTGGCGGGCTTAACACGATTTGAAAGTGTAGCACCACCAGGAGACCCATTAGTACCTGTAAACTCACCAGACCCCCCTCCAGCACCAATGGCACTAGAGGTTATATTGTGGCTGTGACCTGCGTCTGTTACATTGTGGGTGTGAGCAACAACAATAGCGTCTTTACTACCGCCAGTTTCTTCTAGCGTATCAAAAGGTGCGTCACCAGTATCTTGACCAACAAGAACCCTACCAGCGCCAAAAGCTTCCCAAGTACCAAAACCAAATGTTGTGGCTGGGTTTGTAGCTGTTGTACTAATGTAAATTGAACCTACTGGGTATACAGCCTGAAGAGTCGCCTGAACAAAAGCTGTAGTAGCTATTTGTGTTGAACTTGTCCCAAAAGAAGCCGTAGGTGCTGTAGGGGTTCCTGTCAGGGCTGGGGAAGCTACGGGAGCAACATCAGTTCCAATGACCAGTCCTAAGTTAGAACGGGCACTTGCAGCATTAGAAGCTCCTGTACCACCATCAACCACAGCTAAATCGGTGATTCCAGAAATAGACACACCAGTGATAGACCCACCAGTAATAGAACCACCAGTAATAGATACACTGTTAGAATTTTGTGTGGCAATAGAGCCTAACCCAAGAGAGGTTCGAGCGGTTGAACCAGACTCTGCAACCCATGTTGAGCCGTTCCCAACAATAAAGTTGCCATCGGTTTTAGACAGTCCCCCAAGCGTGGTTAAGTCTGCATCATAGGCTTGAACATCTGTTCCTATTGCTAGTCCAAGGTTTGCTCGAGCACCAGAAGCAGTAGAAGAACCAGTACCACCATCAGCTATGGCTAAGTCAGTAATACCAGTAACCGAACCACCAGAGATTGTGGGGGATGTTAAAGTTTTGTTAGTTAGCGTAGTAGTAGCAGTACGCTCATTGATTACAGCGGTTGTAACAAAAGCTGTAGTAGCCACTTGTGTAGTGTTAGTGCCAGCAGTTGCCGTAGGAGCCAGAGGAGTACCAGTCAGTGTAGGGCTGAGGGTATCAGCCTTGCTGTTCACTGCTGTTTGAATCGAATCAAACTCATCATCAATCTCTGTACCCTTAACAATTTTGTTGGGGTCTCCTGAGAGTAACGCATCCTTACTCGCAAAGTTTGTAGCTTTTACATATTGAGCCATTAGCCAATCCTTCCAGTTTTAACAAATGCGTCAATCTTTTGCACTGATAACTCCGACCCATTAACATCAGCTTCAAAGCCAACTTGGATAGAACTACCAGCACCGCCAACGCTACTTTTAATTTTATCTAACACAACACCAGCATTAAACTCAGCTATGTTATATTCAGAAACACCATATTCAGAAATAGCACCTACTTGAATAACAAAAGGGTAGGAGCGATATGCTGCTTCGTAATCCACACCAACTTTAATTGTAAACTGCTGGTTAGAGCCTCCAAGGACAGTAACACCAATCTGCTTAAGGATTTTAGTTGTCGTTGGGCTGTTAAAGTCTACATAATGAGAAAAGTACCGAAGCCGATAGCTTTCATTATTATCTGAGTAGCCGTTATACTTACCAATACCATTAACCTTACCAATTAACAAATCCCTGTTACGAAGGCGCAAGAAAGAGTAAGCAGGGTACTCATACCACACTGTGACACGAGCTGCACCATCTTCCAAAGGACTTCTCATGTCTAAACAATAGACAGTCGAGGTCGCAGGGAAAGAGATAAGGTAGAAGGCATTAATCTCTGAATAAACACTGCTTACTTTATTTAAGCTACCATAAGCTGCGTTTTCAGCAATAACATCCTTAATAAAATCATCACGGACATTCTTGGTTAAATCCCGCATAGGCAAGGACTTTTCTTGAATAACCCGACCCAACGAACGAATACCAGTGTCAGACAAGAAGATTAAATCATTACCTGTGTTTTGTACACTACGTTTAGCAATACAACCTACGCCGACAATAACATCTTGTAGACCAAATGCTACACTAATAGGGTTTTCTGCACCTTGATAGATAACAATGTTGTGTTTACAGAAGATGATTAGGAAGTTGTTATGGGCTGCAATAGCCTCAATGTCATCCGCATTATCTGGAAGAATAGAGGCAATATTTAAGAAGCCACTAGAACCACCATTGAAGGCAGGAAAATCACTGTCAGCAATATCTGTTGACCAGTAGATGTAATTTTTGTCGTGAACCCAGTAACGTCCCCAAGCAGCGATAACACCACTAGGATATGCCACTCCAAAGTTCTGAGATAGCCCTGTAGCGTCTGTAATCGTCTTGGCTAGGGGTGACCCTGCCTCACTGTAAACTATAGGCTCATGATCCGATTGAACCAACAAGGCAGTGTCATTCAGTGAAGCACCATTCCAATCGTTAGCTGTAATCGTGTAGAGAGCAGGAGTAATGTCTGTTAAGGCAGCACCAACACCGCCAGCAAACAATTTGTTATTACCAGCAGAGATAACCTCTGTACTATCATCAGCGTTAACATGCTCCATCATGAAGCGCACAGATTCACCAGCAAGGGCAGAAGAACCTGAAGTGGTCTGCATTACCCAACCCTTACGAGCACCTAGGCGACCATACTTGTCAATAACAACATTATCTGTTAACTGAGCAAAGTTAGGGGAGATAGTAACACCACTTTCTTGAGTGTTTAGACCGAAGAAACCGGGGGCAACAATAGAAAGTGTTTCAATCTGTTTCATACACTATACCAAACAGTTTCTTCGGGGTGACGACCAGCATCAAGGGCTACAGCATCAGCCAATGCCGACTGAGCAGCAGCATAAGCATTTATGCTTTGTTGTCCACCATCTTCACCACGTTCCTCAATTGCCATCGCTGTGGCTAGGAGGATAACAGGGCGAGATGGGATTTCCATGGGGTCAGAGTCACCTGACAGAGGCACGTTACGCAACACCACGTTAAACCGAAGTGTGTAGGCACCATCAGGAATTGGATAGATGTCTACCTGAGTATCACCGTCAGCACTAACACCGTTAAAGTTATAGAATGTAGGAATACCCCGCTGTGGGTTTGTCAACAAGAAAGCTTCGTTAAACCAGTCAGCGTCCTTGTATAACATAGTAATGTCACTTGTGTCGTTTAAGACACTAAGCACTTGGAAGTTATTTTTACTTCCTTGAATCTCATAGTTAAAAGTACCATCAACAGTAGTTGCTGTCAATGTACGGCGTAAGGCACTCCATTTCCAAGCATTTTCGACTTGACTCTTAGCTTCGTTTACAAAGTCACCAATTAGTCGGGCATAAGCATTAGAGTTACCAGCACCTTGTACAGTGGTTACTTCACTTTCCCGGAGTCGTCGGAGAACAGAGTTTACTAATTGAATGTATGTCATTTGTTATCCTGTTATTGATCGTAGCCTACATCACCAGAAAAAGAAGCATTGCCTACTTCACCGGGAGATGCGCCGGGAGCGTTGCCTTCTAAGTTAACATAGCCACCCCCACCGCCATATGCGTTTGAATCCCAGCTTATACCAGAAGAAGCCATGGCATTATCGTAAGCAACTTTTTCTCTGGCAAGTGCTTGTTTTAACTCTTCACTACGGATATTGTAGTTGGGCAAACCTGAGAGAACAGGAGCACCAATACCTAAGACAGATCGAAGCCAAGCAGGGGTTGCAACTTGTTGTAGTTGTTGCATCCTAAAGTCACGTTCAGCAGGAGTCTCAATGTCAAAATAAGCCTTCTGTGCATCCGTTAGTTCTACAGGATTTCCACTATCACCAGACATCATGCTACCTGTAGGGGCGACACCCATAGCTTGTGCTAAAATGTCTTCAGCAACGCCCCGACGACCCTCTTCAAAGTCCGTACGAAACTTAGCAAGATCAGTACGAGCAGGAGCAACATACCCTTGGTTAACATTACCTACATTCTGCACTGCAGACTGAATAGCTGAGATGTCAGGCATAGCCATAGGAGCCGGAGAAAGCATTCCTTGCCCCGGTTGCATGTTACCCATGATTCCAGCTAAATACTCTTCATAGCTTGTCTGAGCCATCTTATTCTCCGTCAAAAGCGTATGTAGCCGCTTCTTTGTATAAGTTAAAAGTAGCTATACCGCTCATAGAACTACCAGCTTCTGTGGTAATAACAATAGAATCTCCACTTTGCATGATGATACTAGAACCATCAAACTTGATAAACTCAGTTGCAGCCAGTAAGTAGTTGTCAATGATCTTGATCTGATGACCAGCATCATGAGCATGCTGCCAATAAGCACTAACCAGTTTGTTGTTTCCCGTGGCGTTGGAAATAAACAACAGTGTCACTTCAGCCTTAAAACCGTTAGGCACAGTGAACAGTGTGTTTGCTGCTCCGGCAGTTAGTGTCTTACCTACGGTGTGCTTCATTCTTCTTAGCTCTCATGTTTCTCTTAGGAAGACTACGGCCTGCTTTAGACATTGCAATGGCAATTGCCTGCTTCTGTGGTTTGCCAGCCTTTACTTCTTTACGAATATTCTCACTGACTGTCTTATTGCTTCTACCCTTCTTAAGTGGCATCTTAAGTACTCCTAAGGTTTATTATCTTTATGTTTAAATACTAAGTACTTTAACCTAAGTATA